CATCGTGATAATCATCTTCTGGTACCTCTGTAGGCTCTAAACGATTCGGTTGTTTAGATACTCTTCCTGAACGAGTTTTGACTGTGGTCATATGTAAGAATTATTAAATGATATCTTTTAAGTATATTTAGGTACAAAACGTAAGTTTTGATTGTTTGCTTCTCTTTTAAACCTTTTTTCAAACTCTAATAGTATCTTTTCGTTCAGAACAGTTATTTCGTCCTGAATATCTGGATCTATGGGGATAACATAAAGAGCTATTTCGTTAAAGTGATCCAAAGCTTTTAAAACGTGATCGTAAGCTATGTATACGTCTTTAACATTATCTTTTGCGAATTGTATGTTCGTGATAAAATCTGTGTATAGTTCTGGATTTATACCCGAATAGATTTCAGTCTCTTTTATGAGATCATCTATTATATCTTTTTTGGTTTCTACAGTGATTGTATTTGAAAATATGAGAAACAAAACTACGAGAAAAAGTATGACATACATCTCTTATAATACTCTTTTTATTTTATCTAAGAGATTATGAGATCGTGTATTACACATACATAACTGCTCTAACACGGAATTCTGTTTTATTTTAAACTGTAAATTATCTTTATTACACGTCTGGCAATGTGCGTTTGTATTGATGATATACATTTTTTTCATTTTTTTTGTAACAGACAAAACTTTTGTAGTATTTTTTGTGACGTATTTACCTATAAAACTGGTGAGCATATCAACCAAACTTTCCGAACTGGGTTTAACTTCTTTTGGGACGGGTTGACAAAACATGTGCGGTTTGTATCCATCTGGATACATGGCTTTGTAAATCTTATCCGGTAACATGTGTTTACGACCACCAAAATTTTTACAAAACCCATATTTTCTTCCTTTCATCGTTTCACACGTACAAAAACATTTTTGGTTGATCGCGTCACCTTCTATCAAAAACCACACGTGATTTGATGCATGTGAACGACTTAGATTTTCACAGTATTTTGATGTAGAAGATACTAGGTATGATGTATCTTTTTTGAAGACTTTAACAATTTCTGCACTCTGTTGACCCACTAGATGTTTTTGAATAAAAGTTTCAATCTGTGTTATCGTCTCGTAATTCGTATACGTATCGCGTGTATCTTGAATATTAAAAGATCCTTCTTCTCTCATAGACCCTTCAATCACGGCGTGATTCTTATTTTCTGTGCGCAAAGTTGCCATATGCAATAATTTAACAGATGGTTCTTTGTCAAATATATATTCCAGTGATTTCGTTTTATGTGAATATACGATGACCGGTTTATACGGACCCTGTGTTACTTTTCCATTCTCACATAGCGCACAACCTCGTCCATCGCATGCGTCATGTTTTGCCTTCTTATGTGACCAAGGCATACGAAATCCACTTCCTTTCGTTTTACGTTTTCCATTTCCGTACACTGCGGTGTCTACGATGTCACCCCAGGGTCGATTAGGGAATAGAATATCTAACGCGGATACGATATGTGAGTGGAGCGCCATCGCTGATCCATGGTCAACGACAAAATCAGACCAATTAATATGTATACCGTGTTTGATTTTATCCCCCACAGATTTGGGTTCCGCGACAGAAATGAGTGCATCCTTTCCTCCAAAAAACGCAACGCGATCGCATATAGATCTCGATACTTCTTTTAAGTGATCGAATGTTAACTCCTCATCCACCTTATAATCGATATCTACGAAAAAGTTATACGTATCAGTCTTTTGTTCGACAACGTATATCTTTTCGCCGTTATTTATGCATTTAATACACATTTCATAAAATTCATTCAATTTATCAAACGGGACAGATAGTATTCCACCATCCATTAATACGTGTGATAGATTGGATCCATTGCAAAATCCTTGGCGCTTGCACCAAGACTTAAACATACTTACAGTATCCTACACTTATTTTTTTAATCTTCTTCTTCGTGCCATATCGAACGACGATACGAAACATCTATAAATTCTTCATCTTCATTCATCAATTGTTTTTTAAACACTAAAAGTTCGTATACGGTTTTTTCTTTGAGTTCTTCTGTGTACCGCTCAGCCTTTTCTCGTGTATACGATTTATGATCGATGAGAATATCCTTAATCTGCATGAGAATATAACTCTTGGACTTCATTATTTAATAGCAAATGATTTTCTATTGGGGGAAGTCACGCAGGCGTAAAATTCGGGATTTTTTAGGACGTATTTTATGATTCGTTCCCATCTCCTTCTGGAATTAAATTCCGATAAGGTATCGAAACTCATGTAATCGTTTTCATCGTACGTCCTTTTCATATGAATTTTTTTAGTGTACATTTTATATTTTTCTTCGTTGAATTTTTTGACCAAATCACTTTGATCATTTCGAGAATAATTAACGAAAAAGATAAATACAGTGTATTCTAAGTCAACCGTGGGACTTTCTTTAACTGTAAATGAAAATGTCGTATATTCTCCTCTTTTTAAAGAAACCACACCCCTCGTTTCTTCTTCTAATTCTCTTAAAGCGGTTCGAAGTGGATTATTGATTTCTCTACGTCTACATCCACCCGTGACGAAAATCCACTCCTTAAATCTTTTATCTCTGACTGTTAAAAATCTTGGTACGTCTCCGTTGTATATTACGGGTATAGCGATGGCCTTATGTTTCTTCATTGCTCATCGCACTCTACAATCTCCTGACAAGATTATTCCGAGGATTCTGACTCAGTGACAACGATAGGTGTTGGTTTTTCGGTCTTCTCCTCTACTACGGGGGTAGGAACCTTCTTAACTTCCACGGGAATCTTCGAAGCCCAAGGTGCGGGGCGGGGACGCTCTAAAGAAACCATGGGCTTCTGCTTATCAGCGAGTGCCTCCCTGAACTCTTCGATACTTTCATTCGTTTTCTTGTGTTGACTGTACATGTACACGGTGGCGAAAACACAAATGGCGACGGCGACGAGAACTGCGGTATCACGGTCAAATGCAAACATTATGTAAAATTTACAAATGTTATTTTTAAGTAGATATTATTGCACCCATATTTGTTTTATCGTTACTGGGGCATTCGTATCCTTGTTGAGCGAATTGTATTTCGTTAAAGTGACCGTGTTTACACGATGCATTTTCTTTCTTCTCTTCTGGAGAATTAGGTATGTATTTATTGAGCGTTCCGGATTTAGGATCGTAGGTGATCATAAACACGAAAAATGCGAGAAATAGAAAAAACCACATTTATTATTATACGGGATTTAATTAGAGTACATTAAACCTCCCATCCCTGATTCTATCCTCATAATGTTATAGTTAACGGCATATATGTCAGCGGTATGAGAAGCAGTCTCACTGACAATGCGAGCTGAGTCAACGCGGCTGAAATTTAAGCTGCCTGTAGGCTGAAGTTTTCCAGTCTCAAAGCAAAAGGGGTAGACGAAACGTTTCTTGTTGTCTCCACTCGCGGCAGCTGCAGAAGCGCAAGTGTGGTAGTACTCGGAAACAGCTGTGTAGTGAGGATCAGTGTACTTGAAGTCGGTAACATCGGTACCGTTAATCTGGAGCTTAATCTTATTATCGTTGGCAGCGATCGCTAAAACGTTACCGTTGGCCGCAGCTAAATACTTAACTGGGTGGTTCAGGTTGAGTTCCTGGATAGTAGAATTGGAAGCGACGGACGTTTGGGTCTGGGTGATGAGCATGTTTTGGGGTGCGGCGGCGAGGGAAGAGCGTTCATCAGTATCGAGGTAGATGAAATGCGCGTAGCATTCCCAAGCACCGGCGAGAGAACCACCCCACGTAACTCGAATCTCTACGTCGTGATACTGTAATGCAACCAAGGGAATGGCGGATTGCCAGTTCTCACAGAAGCTGAAACGTAAAGGGTAGAAACGAGATTCCGCGGCTTCACCGTAACCAGAAATAGACTTAGTTAAGTTCTGTGACATAACAGTGGGCGCGACGAATTGGGAAAAGTTCGCATCTTGGGTGTCAATAACCTGACCTCCCACTAACCATTCTACCTTGGCAACCTGACCGAGCCAGTCGGTGGGAGAGTGCGTGACCGTACCGCTACGGGGGGCGAGATAGACAAATCCGAGGAGATCACCCTTGCGCTCGAAACGAATGGTTGACATACCATTCGCGGTGGGGTTCCCCTGGATAACCTGACGCTCAACAGTCTGAGCGAAATTTGTATGACGTTTGTAATTAGACCTAAAAAATGATACCTCTGGCTGGCCTACGATATGGGCATCTTGGGCACCAATGGCAACGAGTTGGGCAATTCCACCTGACATTTTATATTATACTAAGTTTTTATTTTTAAGCTCAAAACAATGGGACCTGTGGATGAATAGATTCGGTGAGAAGGAGTGAAAGAATTCCGATCATCGCGAGTCGACCGTTGACGAGTTCGGTCTCAGGCTTCCAAGGTCCCTGAACGTATCCCTCATCCTCCGGGTTAGCGGCGGTGCCGAGGAAAACCAAGGATGCGACGGCGATGGAGAGTCCGATGTTCTCTTGGAATTGCGCGCTGATAGGGTTACCAGTCATGATCTCATCGACCACCGCGGAAGTGAAACCAATCATAGCCGCACGACCGTTAACGCGCTCTGCGACCGCTAGAAAATCGTTAGGACGGTCGATCTTCGTGAAACGAGATCCCTCATTGGTCGCCCGCACTACGGTGCGGGACTTAACCCTGTTCCTGGATTGAATGGGGGTGGTAACGATGGGCCTGAGAGTGGCGATGCAAGACATTTTGTACTTTACGAAAGCGCTTTTTCTTTAAATCACTAGATTTTCGAGATCACCGACACGTTTGACGAGGGATGCGACTAATAGTTCCATCGTCGCGACTTTATTCTTTTCGGATTGGAGATCCTCATAAATTTCCTGATTAGATTTGATGAGGTATGCTATGAGACCTATGTAATCAACTGCGGCAGATTTACTCCCCCACATGGAATAATCGGGATCTTTCTGAGGATCGTCGTCTACGTATGGTTTTTCGTCGGGTATTTCGGCATCGTCGTGATATCCTACGAGATGTCTAAGCTCTGGTGTATCGTAGTACACGTCTTGTGCGATCAGACCCGATTCAACTCTCGTTTCGTTAGATTCACAACCTAAATTTACAGCCTTATCGTATATCTGTGGTTTTAGT